AACGCAATGGTGTGTCGCCGATTACAAACGCTGTATTCTTACGATCGTTATTGAGTTCAACCATGTTTGGCATCAATTCTGGATACTGTGGGCAAGCAATCAAGTTGAACTGGCGCTGTTCTTCACGAGCTTGAACGCTGGTGTCAATACCACTCTTGAGAGCAGCAACAATAATGGCACGTTGAGCTTGACGACCCATGTATGGTGATCCATCATTTCTGTTACCACTGGCAGTGACCCAGGTGTTAACTGTACCGTTTTCGCTGTTCAATGCAGACCAATAAGCAGTGTTGTTTGGTGCTATTCCAGCAGATGGAGGTGTTACCAAACAAACATAAATTACACCATTGTAGTTTACAAAATCATTGTAGACGTATGTTGTAGTGCTACTGTAAATAGGCACATAGAAATCAGTGGTGTTAAAATAGCCGCCTTCAAATTGCTTCACATTAAATCCACTTCTACGTGTGTTCCATAACAATGTTCCTTGAGCATACAATGTAGGATCTGGAGCATCAAGATCCAAGTAACTGCTGGTCAACAAACTGGTAATTGATGGAAGAGCATCTGTAACAGGATTAGCTTGACCGTTTGGAGACCAACGAGCATCTGCAAACACAATACCGTTTTCTGTAGTTTGATCTGTATTATTGATTGTCACCCATTGATCGGCGCCGTCTACATTGCTCCAACGATTGATCACTGGATAGTTTTCCAGGTCCGAAGTATCAATCCACAAATCACCGTATACCAATGGACTTTGAGCTGTGTCATTTTCTGTTGTAGGGGCTGTGGTGCTGAATATTGGTCCAGAAGCATTGGTATTTGAAAGATCATCACCACGCACATCATTGGCCACTGTTTGATATCCACACCAAGCACCGTTATTTTGAATCATGATATCAGCTTGTGTAGTGGCCGAGTAATACCAGTAGGTTCCATTATCTGGGTCTTGATCAGGCCCTGTGTCGCTGGCTGTATATGTAAATGTTGGTGTACCTACCCAATAACTAAGTATCAGAGATCCGCCAGCACCAGCGCGGCAAAATTCTGTAGCGGGCTCGTCGCCAACCACCGGCACAAAACCTGCTGTAGTAATTGGTGTTCCAGTGACATTTGTTAACACAATATTTCCGCCAGCACTGTGAGTAAACACAATAGCACCAGAACTATTGACTGTGGCAGTTACATAAGATGCAAATGTTGACGAACCAACTGCGGCACTGACTGCGGTTAAAAAGTCAGCCACTGTTGTTCCAGCCAGAGTTGCTATTACCGCTCCACCCAATGCGGCTTGCCCTGGAACAGTTGCATTGATAGTAAATTCGTTGCCATTGATAAAGGGTCCAGGAGAATTTGTATTACCTGTTACTATTGTTGCACCAGCTGCATACCTTTCAAAAATTTCAAGACCCAGTGTAGCAGGAGTATCATATGAAGGGTTGGTTACAGCTATAGTTGTGCCACCAACAATATTTGCACCACCACCACTTGGATCTATGGTGTAAGTGGCCGCATTTGAGTCTGAATATACATTGCAACTTTGTTGAACATATGTTCCTAGTAATGTGCTATATTTTTTAAGTGCTAAATTGGCACCAAGATTTACACTGTTGGTACGTTGCCAAACTGATCCAGTTGGTTCAGGTTGATCGTCAGTGCTTCTCCAGCGTGGAGACAAGTAGTTGGGGGCAGCCAAAAATGCCGGAGCATAGTAAGTTATGTTGCCGATGATTCCCAAATTAGTCAACACAGTTCCTGTGCCGGGTTCAATAACAACAATGCCGTTGTTCTGATCTGTACTACCATCTGCCTCGGCTGTGCTGTCGGCATAAATTTGTAATTTACCATCAACATAGGCAGAATATACACCGGTGATATTTGCAGAATTTATAGCATCACTAACACCTTCAACTGTGTTGTTGGGGCTTACTGGAACTGTTATTGTATCACCATTGACAAAGAATGTATTTCCAGCCGTTAACGAGACCGGAGCCAGTGTGCCTTGTACTGTGGGCCAAGCTGTTTTCCATTCGTCGCTGCCGACTTGTACCCAGGTATTATAGTAGTCTGATAGTTCTGTTGCAGATGTCTGATCTACTGTGGGTCCACCACGTTTGTAGTAACCGGGATTGTTAACGTTGGTTGCTGTAATGGCATACTCACCGATTGAACCAATACTTTGTAACGGCGCAGTTCCGTTGAGTTGTGTTGGGTCTGTTATAACCATTGGAATTTGGTTGGTAAATGCACTTGTGGTTTGATTCCATTGGAACAAGCCCCATAAGCTATTGGCAGTATCCAACCAATAAGTTCCGTTTGGTGGTGTTCCTACTGGACGTATCAGGCTGGCTGTTAATGCAGCCAAGTCAACATCAACCCGTTGAATGTAAGCACGATTTGTAATGCCCAAGGCACTATAAGCGGCCAATAAACCATACTCGTTGAGCTCGTAACCATTGATTGGTGTGCCGGCTGTGGTTTTGTAAAAGAATGGAACGCCGTATGTGGCCGACAAATCACGCTGGCTTGTAATCAAATATACATTATTAGCATTGGCAGCCAACGTACCAGCGGCAACACCTACGCCTGTGCCAGAAACTTTGTTCTGTGCAGTGGCTATTAAAATATAAGGTACCGAATTGGTAGCAGCCGGAATATATTGACTTTGGTCAATAACAGTAACTTGTACGCCAGGTGATAAGAGTGCCATAGTAAATCCTTTTTTCTAGTTGTTAATATTTATAATAAAAGTCAAAAAGAATGGCGTAACACAGGCCTTTGGCAAAGGTTTTTATACTAAATATGTGATGATCCGACCTATTTGCCAAGGATGTAAGCAAAGACCCTGTGCTGTTAACTACTATCGTGCGGGTGTTGCTCACTACAGAACACGATGTGGATATTGTATTGCTAAAAAACGCAGTGTTAAGGTTCCAGAACCCAGATGGAAAACAGCAGGTTACAAGAAAAAACTTGCCTGTGATCGTTGTAATTTTAGATCAAAATATGCCAGTCAACTATTAGTCTTTCATGTTGATGGGAACCAACACAACACCGGGCTTCGCAATTTAAAAACCATATGTTTAAATTGCGTGGAGGAAATTAAACGGATGGACCGTCCTTGGACCCCTGGAGAGTTAGAACCAGATCTTTAATTTGACGATAAAGATTATCTAAGCCGTCGGCATTGTTGTCAATTACAGCATCAAACTTGGTGCCAATCCAAGCAGTTTCACTAGCATGAACTTTGGCCTGTTCCAATATACGTTTGCTAGTTGACCAAGTAATATTGCCATTGGGCCCACGATTAACACTCAGAGCTGCATCATACCAGTCTGGTTCCGGTCCGCGAACAACACGGATGACAATACCTCCAGCACGTTTAATACTTTTAATTTCGTTAGGAAAACGGCAATCTGATATTACTACATCGTCCGTTGTTTTTCTAAGTTTGTTTTCCAAGGCTGCAATCCAAATATCATCATGGAAACTTTTACGGGCAACTTCTGTGCCCCAGACTTGTAACACATATCTAGGAGTTAGTTGTGGCATTTTTAAGCGTTCTGACCACCACGGATCTACTTGCTCACGCCAGGCTCTTGATTCTTTTGTGCGGCCTTCTAGCAGTTCACGATCCCATCCAAATACTTGTGCCACAGCATCTTTAAGAACATGGGCAAATGATTCTCTACGAAACTGATGTATGTTTTGTAAGTAGTCTGCGATTGTGTCTTTTCCAGAACCAATTAATCCACATATACCAATAATCATCTTATTTCCTTTATACCTAGATGTTTTAATGTAGCCTGCAACATGTCAATTTGCCTGCGGCAGTCTTCTAATGCATGGTGACTGGTAGCGGGTTTAGGAAGCTCGGGCCACAAACTATATACCGTACGAGCATCGCGAACATTATAAAATTGCCAAGGCAAGCTCTTGCCATAGCTCTTGTAGGCATGCTCTAGAATGTTCATATCGTAAGTAGGACCGTTGGCCCAGATAAACTTGTGTTGCCAGGCCAGCTTATATAAACTATCAAGTGCTTGATCTAAGTCCACACGACCTTCTTCCATGAATGCTTCGGCTTGTGCTTCGGGCTGAGTGGCCCACCAGTCTATGGTATCCTGTTGTATGTTACGATTTTCTTGACTTTCTAAAGTAATGCGGGCATAGTAGCAACGGTCATAATAGCCTCGGCCAAATGGATCAAAACTTTGAGCCGCAATGGTCAGAATGGTGGCATCAGGACCGGTTCCTAAACCTTCTATGTCTATCATCAATGAGCTCATGCTAAGAGTATAGCATGAGTTTTAGAAAAAGTCTATTGATTATTAACCAATTACCCAGGTAAGCGGTTGTGAACCGTCTACATACCTACGCAGATCTTCGATGAGCGCATCCATTTGAGTTTGTGCTTCGGCTTTCATGGCTGTGCCATTCAAGGTGCCGCCACCTTGCGGGCCTGCAATTGTTCCAAATTTCTCACGTGCTTCACCGATTATCATTTTGCAGTTGGCCACCATGTAATCACGAATCCATTGAACAATCTGGAAGTCGCTTAATAAATTAAACTCAGGTTTCAAGTTGTAAGTCCACATAAGCACACTTTCGCCTGTGCCTTTGGGATCGCGGATCAGTTGTAATTTTTTGGTCACTGGGTTGTAGGTGTAATTCATATAAGCACCAAACATGCGTCCAGCCAGTTCTACATATTGACTATAAAAATCATAAGTGGCTAAGCCTCCGGCCACGTTAAAATTCATTAGGTACACATTCATACTTGCTTGGCTGAATGGATCAAAGTTTGACGCAAATGGTCCGGTTGAATCGCCAAATGTTCTACGGAAAATTTGTCGAACAGTAATAACTTCTTGTGGCATATCGTAGATATTAACGTTGGTTACTAGCTCTAAAAAACTATAGCTTTCTTCATAGGCGTTTTGTGCTCGTTGACGATATACTCCAATGGTACGTTGATATGCTGCTTCGTAGTGTTCAGCATCCAGCTCAAGATCAATGATTTGATCACCTATTTGCAAACGAACATAATCAAAAAGATTTTGTTTTAGTGTGTCTAGACTGGATTGATTTTCTAAGGCCATGTAGGGAAGCTCCGTTCCCTGTATTTAGCAATTTACCAAGCCCAAAGTATAATCAAATTATCGTTGCCACGACCGTTAAACTTGGTTTCCGTAGCTTTAATTTCGCCAAATGCTTTACGGGCCGCTGGTTTTCCTACGCCTATCACTGCTTTGATTTGCTCTGCGGGTTTGCGAAGTGTTTTTTGCACAGTTGTTTGAGCATCAAATCCTACAATGGCACTACCTTTAATTGTAAAAGTTCCAATGTGGCTATCGGACATGACGTGGATTAATTTTCTTTTGGCGGTATCGTACAACCAAGCTTCGTTGGCATTTACTAGTTTAGTAACTGGTTCAGATTTAAGTTTAAGCTCATCGAACTCTCGTAGGAACTTGAATTTGCGACTTAATTTTTCTGGACTGACTGCTTTCTTGGCACGTGGCTTGCGTTCAACTTTTTTCAGTTGGACGTAACTGTTGCAATCGTTGATTACTGTTTCACAGAATTTTACACAGTTTTTAAGTTGTATCTTTGTAAGGTGACTATAACCTTCGACCAGCTGATCATCTTTGCCTTCTAATACTTCATTAAATTCAGCCAAGCGCAATTCCCATACACGACTCACAGTTGAAATCATGTTGGGACTAATGTTCATACCACGCATGAGTTTAATCGGACTAAAGTCGGCTGACATTTTTGCGCCGGCTACAATAAAATCATCAAACATGGCTTCCAACTCGCCACAACACTCACTGACTTTTTCACGCAGGTGATCTTGGATTGTAAGTTTTGCCACAGCCGTGTCGGCGTCAACTTCACTTTGTGCTTTTTTAATTTCTTGCTTGGCCTTGAGCATTTGACTGATTTGATCATCCACAATACTCTGTTCGTGATCGTTTAATACCAATCCAAGCAGAGTCATTCTACATACCCAAGCCGGAGTTACACGGATCTGACTATCAGGAATACCACGCATGGTCTTGGCATCTACTTTGCGACCGTTGTGCTCTAGGTAATGACCCAACATTTCTTTGGCATCTTTTTTGCCATAATGATAGTTGTACCATTGAAACGCATTAGCCAATTTGCTAATACGATTGGTTTCGTCTGGTTGCGTTTTCCACTCGGGTTCAAACCCTATGTATTTGGTTTCAGCACCTTTTGGGTTGAGTCGTTTGATTTCGTTTGTTTTAGCCATGTGTGTATTGTAAGTTAAATTAACCTTTTTGTCAACCTAGTAGGTTGGCAAAGGTTATGTGCTGTTCTAAATTTGTAAGTAAATTGTTTACTTTTTGTTTAAGATCCCTGTACTGACGAGTTTCTTTGTGCAATCGACGACATTCTACACTTTCCATATCTGCGGCCACAATAGCTTGGTCTACTGCCTTGACCATTTTGAGTAGATCGCGGCGTGCCACCTTATTTTTAACAATAGCAATGGCTTTTTCTGCAGAATCCAGGCGTTGAAATAGTTCGTCCATTTTGTAATTATACGAGCTTTTGAATTACTAGTCAATCTAACCCATAAATACATGACTATGCCACGCTTATCGCTATACCGCCCAAACAGAACCAACGACTATCAATTTTTTGATAAGACCATTAAAGAAATGTTCACCGTTGGCGGATTAGACATTTATGTACACAAATATTTGGGTCCTATAGTTGATCCTGCCCAGGCCAATAATCCTGGTGATGCCACCCTGCCAATTTACAACTCAACAAACCCATTGTTTATTGAAGACCTGTTATTGTTAGAAAATCGTGATCGTGCCTACGATCCAGACGTGTACGTCATGCGAGGCGTATACCGCACACAAGATATTGATTTTGATTTGACGCAATTTGGATTATTTTTAAATGGTGATACACTGTTTATCACGTTCCATTACAACAACATGATTGACACATTTGGACGCAAACTCATGGTAGGGGATGTTATTGAAGTTCCAAATTTAAAAGATTACCATCCGTTGAATCGAGCAATCCCCAATGCACTACCAAGATATTATGTAATTCAAGATGGTAATTATGCGTCCGAAGGATTTAGTCAAACCTGGTTGCCGCACCTTTGGCGTATCAAAGCCACACCAATGGTCAATGCCCAAGAATAT